ATGTTCCACTTCCTACAGTATTAAAAGAATACAACGGGGTGACCTTATGCCCGACTACATTTGCCAATGTTGTTGAATATAAAAGAATTTGGAACCTTGCGGGCTCAAGACCAATGGGCAACGTTAGAAAGCATTTTTCTGAGTACGTTCAGCAGATAGTAGAGTCCACAATAAATGATTAAAACAATTTTTTATAATGTTTATATATATTTTTATAGAAAAAAAAGCAAAAGAAATATTAAAAAAAGAGGGGACTATATTTACTGATGTCTGAAGAAAGCAGATTCTTTAACTCATTACTTGGTAATGATAAATTTGTTTATAATAGCAATCAAAAAAATAATTTTTTATATCCTACTTTGCAAAATTTGTCTGTCCCTCATTCTGGTAGACCACGTCTTTGGAGCCCAGATCAAGGAGAGCATTACATAGAAAATTCAAAAAAATGTTTTTATAAAGATCACCCAGACTATAGCTTGTTTAATCAAGAAAAGTATACATTTAACAGACAATGGTATAGGGGAGAAGATTTTATTAGCGGTAGCCCAGCCGAAGTTGTTGTTGCGGGATGTTCGCAAACTTGGGGTACTGGGTTACCAGATAGTTTAATCTGGCCTAATTTATTAAAAGAAAAGTTAAATGCAAAAAGTTTAAACAATTTAGGGCAACCAGGCAAATCTTTAAGAGGTGTTGTAGAAATAATTTTTGCTTATTTTAAAGAAGTTGGTCACCCAAAAAACTTATTTATTCTTTTGCCTCCACTACATAGATTTAGGACGGCAAGGACTCCTAATTTTATGCATTCAAATCAAGTTCACAGCCATAACGATATATTAGTTGATGCAAATGTTTATAGAAATAGCAACAGCAAATTTTTTAAGATTCCATTAAATTTGCAAGAGGTTTTAACAGAAGAAATTGCATATGATCAATCACTTTCTTATTTAAGAATTTTAGAACAATATTGCAAAAACTTTGATATTAATTTAAAGTACACAGTTTGGTACCCAGATGACAAAGACCTATTTGATGATATTAGTAATAAAAATGGTTATTATGAAAACTATGTTTCAATTGATTGTGCATGGTTTAATGAAAGATTTTTTGAAGGGGAGCACCCCAGCTGCCATGAAGATATGGCAAATGATGTAAGGTATAGAATGTTTTGGAAAATAGCAAATGATTATCTTTTTCATGAAAATGCCCACATAGGTGCTCACGCAAGCATTCACATTGCAGAAAAGTTTTATGAGGAGGCTTTTAATGGATCAACACGGAACTAAAAAATATTTTGATTGGTACATGGGTTTAAACAAAAAGACATCAAGAGTTATTTGCTCTAACAAAATAGAAGATCAAATATATGTAAATAGATTTCCGAGGGAATCAGAGATTTTAAATAATTGGAGTCATTTGGGAGTTGATACCTCTATAAATAAATATGGTTTTAGAGATAAAGATTTTTTTGAAAAGGCAGATTTATTAATTAATGGGTGCTCTCAAACATGGGGTACAGCATTGCCAGAAAAGTATAGATTTTCTAACATAATACAGGAAAGCTTTTCAGGGACTGTTCATAATATTGGTTATGAGGGTAATTCGGTAGGCTCAGTTATTAGATCAACATTTGCTTACATTAAAAAATTTGGAAACCCTAAATACATATATTTAATGTTGCCTCCATTTGAAAGAATAGAGTTTATACCTGACAAAAATACTTTTACTAAGTCAGACTGGCTCGCATCCTATAAAGAGTTTCAAAAAGAAGGTGTAGAGGATATTGATTTTTCTCCAATACAAATTACTACTGTTGATATACATACCCCTATTTATGCAAAAGCTCCATTTTATATAGAAGATGTTATGAATCCACAATCAGCATTTTTTTTAAATATGCAAATGCTTTTAATGCTAGAGCAATATTGCGATGTTGCAGGTATTAAGTTTATGTGGTCAGCCTGGAATAACTCATACAGAATATCTGATTATATATTTAATATGCAAAATAATTTAAATGAGCACAAAAATTATTTTCATATACCAGTATGGGACTGGGAACTTAATGATGAAAAAATAGACATACTAGACACAGCAGATTGTCATAAAGATTTAGAGAAAGAAGACCAAATATTTTTTAATCATGCAATGGATATTGGAAAAAGAAAAACAGAAACACCGCATTGGGGATCTCATAGAAATAGACATATAGCAGAAAAGATTTTGCATGAAATGAAAAATAGATCATATGAGGGGCTACTATGATTATTCTGGGTGTTAATGAAACTTCTCATGATGCCTCATTATCTTTAATTAAAGATGGAGAAATACTTTTTGCAGGTCATTCAGAAAGATATAGCAAACAAAAAAATGATTGGTATATTAATGATAGTTTAGTTAAGGACGCTTTGTCATACGGGGTACCAGATAGTATAGCTTACTATGAGAAACCGCTTCTAAAAGCCTCTAGGCTATTTATAAAGGGTGGTGCAGGAGACTGGAGGCCAAGGTTTGATTTGCCAGGAGTACCCAGAAAATCTTTCAGCCATCATTACTCACACGCATGTGCTGGATATTATACTAGCAAGTTTACAGACGCAGTTATTGTAGTTTTAGATGCTATTGGTGAATACAATACCTCAACAATTTGGGTTGGCGAGGGAGAAAAGATTAGCCTAGTTCATAAGAATAATTACCCATTTAGCTTTGGGCTATTCTATTCTGCATTTACAAAATTTTTGGGCCTAATGCCAAATCAAGAAGAATATATTATGATGGGCATGGCGGCTTATGGAAACCCAGATAGATATTTTGATCAAGTAAATGAATACTTTCCTAGATATGATAGACAAAAGTATAATTTTCATACAGGCATAACAGATTTTAATTGGGGAACAACCCCTTGTTTTGCAGGATCTGAAGGCACTGGTTATATATCAGAGTGGTTTAAGCAAAGAGAATTTGATTTGGCTGCAGCCGTTCAAAAGGTATATGAAAAAAGACTTATTGAGTATATGCGTTATGCTAAGTTAATTACAAAGAAAACTAATTTAGTTTTTATGGGAGGTTGTGCTTTAAACAGTAAAGCAAACACATTCCTCTGGAATATATTTAAAGATGTGTGGATTATGCCAAACCCAGGTGACGCTGGTAGTTCCCTTGGTGCGGCAGCAGCACTGTATGGAAAGCATTTAGAGTGGAAGACCCCTTACTTGGGTTATGACATGGGCGGGTTTTATCCAGTTCAAGAAATAGTTGATAGCATATTGAAGGACGGTATAGTTGCAGTTGCTTCAGGAAGAGCGGAATACGGCCCAAGAGCTTTAGGAAATAGAAGTATCTTGGCAGATCCAAGAGATCCAAATGTTAAAGATAAAGTAAATCTAATTAAACAAAGAGAGTTATTTCGCCCATTCGCACCAGTGGTTATGGAAGAGTGTGCTTCTAAATGGTTTGACATGGACTTCGCTTCTCCATATATGCAGTATACTGTTAAGTGTTTAAAGCCAGATTTAATTCCTTCAGTTGTTCATGAAGATGGAACATCTAGAGTTCAAACAGTAAATAAAGAGCAGCACAGAGGTTTGTGGAGAGTTTTAAATAAATTTTATTTGCAAACGGGTGTACCTGTTTTATTAAATACTAGTTTAAATATAAAAGGTCAGCCATTATTAAACGACCATCAGGACGCTATTGACTGGCAGGCACATTATGGATATAATATACTAACGGGCAACAATAGCTTAGTTGGTTAAAGCCCCGAACTCATAATTCGGTAATCGTAGGTTCAAGTCCTACTTGTTGCACATAAGGAGAAACAATGGAAGATGAGAATCTAGATTATTATATTGAAATAGGTGCAGTAGATATTAGCGGGGTTGACGAAAACGGAGAAATTCTATTTTCTATTACTGAAAAAGCAAAAGACGTTGCTCCAGATTTGTGGAAAGCCCATGTAAAATTTATAGATGAAGCTTTAGTAGAATTATTTAATAAAAATTTAATAACTGTTGAGTATAATGAAAATCTAGAAGCCCTTATTTCTTATACTCCAGAGGGAAAATCTTTGCTAAAAGATATTGGATTAAGTCACAACGATGGGGATTAGCTCAGATGGTAGAGCGTCGAACTGTTAATTCGAATGTCGCAGGATCGATGCCTGCATCCCCAGCCATACCCTTGTAGCTCAGCGGAAGAGCAACAGACTTCTAATCTGTTGGCCGCAGGTTCGATTCCTGCCAGGGGTACCATTAAGAGTAGACAATCTAAAAATATTTTGATATAATAATATATAGATCGCTCAATGGAGGATCTATATTAATTTATTCGCTTGAAAGGGGAATAATATGGTAACACAATTTATGGATCTATTTAATGATCCTTTTTTTATTGGCTTTAATAGGGATCTAGCCCGTCTCAATAATATACACCGTGAAGCAATCAATGAATCTTATCCGCCGTATGATGTCTTACAGCATGATAACGATGAGTATGTCGTTACTTTAGCTGTAGCTGGCTTTAGTAAAGAGGACATTTCGGTACAGGTTGATAATGGAACACTTGTAGTTAAGGGTGAAAGAAAAGATATTACGGAAAGCGTTCCAAAACAGGTAGTTCACAAAGGAATTGCTGCTAGAAAGTTTACACGTACATTTGCATTAAGTGAATATATGGAAGTTACAAATGCCTCATTAGAGAATGGACTACTTAATATATTCTTGGAAAGAATTGTTCCAGAAGAAAAAAAGCCTAGAACAATTAAAATTAAGTAGGGTATAATATAAATCTGCACCCCTTCATCGGGGAGTCGCAGGTAGCGGGCCGTTACCCGCAGGATGGACCTGAGCAAGTCCTCAAACTGCTCTCTATTATTAGTTAGGGAAAATATGGACCTGCATTGGATGTCTGTAAGAGATGATAGTGATTTAATTTCACTTAAACGGCTTTCTAATACTGTCAATGATGCAGGATATAAATCCGTTTTGCTTGTATATCACTCCTTGCTCCCAGACTATATGATTAAGGTTGCCAATATTATGGACCCTAAGCATTCGTTTAAATATATGTTTGCAATTAGAACCTATGCTGTTAGCCCTGAACTTTGTGCAATGATGATGCATTCTTTTCACGAAATAGATAAAGACAGAGTTATGCTGAATGTCGCAGCTGGAGATATGAAAGAAGAAGAAGATAGCGTAAACAATATGGTTTTTATATCTGATCAAATGCAAACTAAAGAGCAACGAGTTTTGTATACAACAGAGTGGATAGAAAAGTTTTTAAGGCACCCAATGTTAGTAAAAAAACCAGATATTGTTATTAGTGGTACATCTGACAAAACAATTGAGAATTCAGAAAAATATGCAGATATTCATTTAGCAATGCTATCAACTTATAAAGATGGGTTTAAGGTAAAAACAAAAAGAAAGATGGCATCAACTATAGTTATAATACGTGATACAGATGAAGAGGCTAAGGCGGTAGCCGATCAAGAAAAAAATGACATGATGCGTAGGTCTATGGTGCATGGAACAGAAGAAACAGTTATACAAAAATTAAAACAACTAAAGCTTTTAGGTCTAACAGACATACTTGTGTCTGATAGCATGTGGGACAATCAGCTATATAGGCTGCATGAAATGGTAAAGAAAGTGCAAGGTGTTCTATAGTGCCAGTATATGAATACAAATGCAGTCAAGATGATGCACACGCAACACTTGCAGTAACACGCTCAATCTCAGAAGATGATCCAGGATACATCTGTGAAGAATGTGAGGCGGGAATGATTAGACACTTCACCCCATTCGGTATACAGTTTAAGGGTAATGGCTTTTATAAAACAGATAATCCTAAATAGTTCAATGGTATAATTACTAAGTAAGCAAATATATTGCATTACTTAGGAGATACCTAGTTGACTAGAAAGATTAAGTACTTTTTAACCAGCCTTTTTGTAATCGGCTGGCTTTTCCTTTTTAGTCCTAATTTTGCTAATGCTAATGAGCCTCCTGCTCCTGCGGAACAAGTTGTAGTAAGCCCTGCACAACAAGCAGTAAACACAGCAATTGCAACAGCAACAACAGAAGTAGCACAGGCAGCGCAAGCCTCAGATACAGCAACAGTAACAATAGCCACAGCGGTCCAAGCAGTAACAGCATCTAATACAGCCGTAGCTGCAGCAAATACTGCGGTGACTGCAGCAACTACTGCGGTAGCGGAAGTGTCAAATGTATTACCAGCAGTAGAAACTGCAACAACAGTTGTCCAAACAATTACTTCAACAGTAGCGGCAGTCACACAAGCTGTAGCCGCAATACCAGTAACAGCCACAACCCAAACACCAGAGGTTGTAGCGGCGCAAACAGTAGTAACGCAAGCCGTTGCTACAATAGATTCTGCAGTAGCCACGGTAATAGCAACAGCAACTCCATTAATGACGGAGACTCCAACCACGGTTGCACAAGTAGCCACAGCAATTGCAACAGAAGTTGCCCAATCAGAGACAGCCACAGTTTTAGTTCAATCAGCACAGACAGCAATAGATACGGCTACTGCAACAGTTGCTACAGCAACTACAGCGGTGGCAGCAGTAACACCTGCACGGACAGAGGCTCAAACACAGTTAACTCAAGCAAACGTAGCAATTAATAACGCCCAAGATGCAGTAAATGCACTTGCCGCAACCATTGGCACCACAACAAATGTTTTATCTGGTGTAGATGACGCTGGCGTCCGCATGAATCTACCATTTAATTTACAAATGGGTGGGGTTACATACAACAATGTTTATGTTGGATCTAACGCAACAATAACTTTTGGAGTAAATGAAGGTGCAAATTACTACACTACGCCAAATGCTCCCTCTATTTCTATAGCTGGATACGACTGGACTACTTGGAGTAATGGATCTGGAATCACATATTCAACAACCACAAACACCCTTAGCGTTGCTTGGGATCTTAGAGTTTATCCTTTACAAACAGCCGAGACACAAATGACTCAGGTTAGATTTAACGCAGATGTAAACCCATCAAATGGAGCATGGCAAGCCGATGTAAGTGTTACTGGCC